CCCCGGCGGGTGTATCTGCGGCGCTCCGTGCGGGTGCTATGACGGTTAAGGAGGTGGCGGGGGAATGGATTGCAACATACTGCAAGGCGACGCGCTGGAGCTGCTGCGGACGCTGCCGCCAGAAAGCGTACATACCTGCGTGACCTCCCCGCCCTACTATAATTTACGAGATTATGGAGTGGAGGGGCAGATCGGGAACGAGGCCAGTGTGGAGGAATACCTGCAGGCGCTGGTCACAGTTTTTCGTGAGGTTCGACGGGTACTGCGGCCAGACGGAACTCTGTGGGTGAACGTGGGCGATAGCTATGCTACAAAATCAGGGAGCCAGCCGCCGACGAATACTCGCAATTCCTGCGGACACACCGCAAAGCGCGTACCGCAGGGATACAAGAAAAAAGACCTGATCGGCATACCTTGGCAGTTGGCCTTTGCCCTCCGCGCAGACGGATGGTATTTGCGGCAAGACATCATTTGGCAGAAGCCGAACTGTATGCCGGAGAGCGTAAATGACCGATGCACGAAGTCACATGAGTACATCTTCCTGTTGTCAAAGTCAGAGCGCTATTATTTCGACGCGGCGGCGATCAGCGAGCCGGTCACATCGGCCAAGGGAAACGCAAGGACGTTTCGCGGCGGCGGAGCCTATACCGGCGGTCGATCTCACGACAACAGCGCACAGGTGGAGCGTGAGAGCCACGGGAACAGTGAAAACAAGGCGGGGCGTAGGAACAAGCGGAGCGTCTGGAGCGTAAGCACAAACGGATTTCGCGGCGCGCACTTCGCCGTGTTCCCGGAAAAGCTGATCGAGCCGTGTATTTTAGCGGGTTGCCCAGAGGGCGGCGTTGTGCTTGACCCGTTTGCGGGCAGCGGCACAACAGGCGTGGTGGCCAAACGCATGGGGCGCGGTTTCGTGGGATGTGAGATCAATCCCTCGTATGTAGCAATGGCCGCAGGAAGAATAGCAGAGGTGAAGTGATGGATTGCTACGACTGTAAAGCGAAAAGTGTTTGCGCGGCGGTGGTGCAGCCCGGCTCCGTGATATGTCTGATGAACCGCATGAGATACTGCGGGACACACGCAGAGGAAGAACCACAGCGACAGCAGGGCGACTATTGCCGGTATTGCGGGCAACGCCTGCGGGAGATCGGGCGCGAGCGCTTCTGCAACAATGTGAACTGCCAAAACCGATATGTGAACGTATGAGGGTATGCCATGGATATTAAGTCTTTTAAGCCGAGGCAGACCGTGTACATCGTTGGAGACGCACGGCGGCCAAGAGATAAATTCTCCGCAGTAAAAGCGGAGGTCGCAAAGGTGGGCCGAAAGTATGTAACCATCAGCGGAAGATGGGGAGAACGGTTTCGGGAAGCGCACAACAGGGATATGCCGTATCTCATTGAGGAAACAGAGTATGGCTCACCGCGTCTCTTGTTTCCGTCGGAGGATGCTGTACGCGAGTACCAAGAACGTGAGGAACTGAAAGAGTGGGTGCGGGTTGCCGCTGGCTGGGACAAAATAGGCCGCTATACCCTCGAACAGCTCCGCGCCGTAAAGAAAATTCTGGAGGGATAAACCATGAGCGAGAAAAGCGCGGTATATGAGTGCGTAGACCGGGAGCATGACGCTTGGCGGTGCCGGGCGTGTGGGTACATCGAGAATTTCGAGGCGGACGGGCCGACGGAAAACGGCTGGCACTTCTGCCCCGGCTGCGGGCGGGAGATCATCGTGGAAGCGGTCAATCCGTGTCCGTTCGACAATGACAACTGTATGTGCCAATTCTGCGAAACGCCATGCAACAACGGATTGAACTGCTCTGACTGCGCCCACGAGGGAAAAACGGTGCATGATGTGCTTCTCTGCACGGGCTTTAAAGGGAGCATGGAGCAGTACACAGAAAACTGGAAGCGGAAGCAGATGGCGAAGTTGGGAGGCGAGCGGGAATGAAAGTGTATCTGGCCGGAAAGATCACGGGAGACCCGAACTACAGGGAGAAATTCGCGGAGGCGGCAAAGAAGCTGGAGGAGCGGGCCGGTGTGACGGTGATTTCTCCGGCGGTCACGCCGGAGGGACTGAAAAAGGCGGACTATATGCGCATCTGCTTTGCCATGTTGGAGAGCGCCGACACGGCGGCGTTCTTGCCGGATTGGGAGGACAGCCCCGGCGCACAGCTTGAAAAGCACTGGTGCGAGTACGTCGGGAAAAAGATGGTGTTTCTGATGGAGGGTACGGAATGATCGACTTCGAGGGCTACTATCTTGTGCCACCCGATCAGGTTGCGTACATCGAAACGAGGAGAGGCGGCGGGGATGCGCAATATGGGCTGTTCTTGGGCCTGTCCGGCGGGAAAGAGCTGGGCGTGTGGTACAGAACAGAGGAGGCGCGAAAAGCCGCTTATACGAAGCTCGCACGACAGGTCGAGATCGGGAAACGACAGGACAGGGAGGACATCTTGTATCGCCTGCGGTTGATCGAGGCGTGTATCAATAAGACGGATAAGCGGACGCTGCGCATCTGGAAGCAGCTCCAACAACTGCTGCATCTGGAAAGCGAGGAGACGGAATGAGCGGGAGAACAACAGAGCGTATTCTGAACGCGGCGGCAAAGGGGCTGCTGTTTCTGTTCCTGTATGTGATGCTCGACCTGTGCTGGATTGGCGCAGAATGCGTCTTTGAGGGCATCGTGCATGAAAGCAGGGTTGACGGTGTTGTGCTGGCGTGGCTCTGCTTGCTGCTCGTGAGAGAAATCGAGCAGTTTGAGCGGAAAATCAGAGGTGACGGACGATGAAGCCGCTGCTTTGCCGCTTGGGACTGCACAGCCCGTGCAAGACGGAATACATAGAGGTCACACGCCGCCGGAGCGACCGGCACGGCGGGAAGTATCACACAAATTACATCGTCTGCCGCAGGTGCGGGAAGCTGTGCTACCGGATGCGGAGGCGCAGGGAGAAAACGATATGAAATGTGAGCTATACCACGATAATTTCCAGAATTTCAAGCGGTACAATGTGCCGAAAGCCCAGCTTGTAATCGCGGACATCCCATACAACATCGGCGCGGATGCCTATGCCAGCAATCCCATGTGGTATCAGGGCGGCGACAACAAGAACGGGGAAAGCAAGCTGGCAAAGCAGAGCTTTTTCCACACGGACGGTACGTTCAAGATCGCAGAGTATATGCACTTCTGCAACAGGCTGTTGAAGAAAGAGCCAAAGGAAAAGGGACAGGCCCCGGCCATGATCGTGTTCTGTGCCTTTGAGCAGATGCAGACCGTGATCGAGTACGGAAAGCGGTACGGGTTTGCAAAAAGCTATCCGCTATTTTTCTGCAAGAACTATTCCGCGCAGGTGTTAAAAGCCAACATGAAGATCGTGGGCGCGACGGAATTTGCGGTCGTCCTATACCGGGACAAGCTGCCGAAGTTCCGCAACGTCGGCGAGGACGGCGGAAAGCACATGGTTTTTGACTGGTTCCGATGGGAGCGGGACAGCCGAAAGGAGTACCCGAAGATACATCCCACGCAAAAGCCGGTGGGCGTGTTGAAACGCCTGATCGAAGTGTTCACAGACCCCGGCGACGTGGTGATCGACCCGGTGGCCGGGAGCGGCACCACATTACGCGCCGCCTACGAGCTGGGGCGCAGCGCCTACGGGTTCGAGGTGGACAAGAGTTTCTACGAGGCGGCGAGAGAAAAGATGCTCGCACCGATCTTGACGGAGACAACGACAATCTGACGACCGGATGCGGCCGCGCCGTGAGAGCGGCGCGGCCTTGCCGGTTGAAGCGAGACCTGTTTCCGGCGGTGCCGGAGAGAATTTCTGTTGCGGCCGAGGGGCCGCAATGGGCTGGTATACCAGCAGTAAGTTAAGGGACAAGCCATGAAACAGGGGTGTGCCTGACGGCATACGACTGTTGAAATGGCCCGTATGCAAGCC